GTGATGATGATTCTCGTCAATGGCTTCGCGCTGCTGACAACGATCAGACAACAGGTGCAGGATTTATTCCAACACCACAAAGCACACAACTTCTTAATTTCTTGGCTAATGCAGATCGTCCTCTTATTGATTCAATTTCTTCTGGAACAATGCCAGAGTTCGGAAAAACATTTGAGTTGCCAAAGATTACTGAGGTTCCTTTAGTCGATCAAATCGATGAGAATGCACCAGTTACAGAGTCACAACTCGAAGCATCTTACATAACAGTTACAAAGAAATCTTTCAAGGGTCGTGCAATCACTACGCTTGAATTGCTAACAAACTCAACACCTGCATTTCTTGACGAGCTTCTTATCCAAATGGAATACGCTTACGCAAAAGATACTGAAGAATATGTAACAGATACTATTCAAGGCGTAGGAACACTTAACGCAACAGCACAGGCTAACTCAGCAACAGGCTTGCTCAGTTATGTTTCAAGTGCAGCTGCTGCTGTTTATTCAGCATCACTTGGATTTGGTCGCAACATGGTTGTAACACCAGAACAATGGGCTAACATCATGTCATACAACGATGCTGGTCGCCCAATTTATATTGCTGCGAATCCACAGAATGCAGGTGGAGCACTTTCACCTACTTCACTGCGCGGAAATGTCGCTGGTCTTGATCTTCGTGTATCTCGTTACATGAAGGGCTCAGGCGGAGTAGGTACAACTGATTATTCAATGGTTGTAATCAATCCAGATGCTTACACATGGTACGAATCTGCTCGTCAGCAGCTTCGCACAAACATTAACTCTGACGGAACAGTAGATATTTTACTATTTGGTCAGGGAGCACTAGCCACCAAGTTGGCAGCTGGCGCAAACTGGTTCAACTTCACATAATAGAACCACACTAAGTCGCTCTGAGGGGCAGTAGCCCTCTGCCCCTCAGGGTCTTAAGAAAGGAATCAGGATGGCACTTACTTCAGTCGCAGAACTCCGCACCACTCTTGGAGTCGGTACGCTGTATCCTGACGCAACTTTGCAAGAAGTCTGTGATGCAACAGATGTAGTCCTATTGCCTATGCTATGGCAGAATGAGCTTTACAATACTCATCAAAGTTTAGCCAACAATGTGGCAACCCTTTATTTTAGTACAGAAGTAATCGATTATTATTATGTAGGCCAAAGCGTCATTATTACTAAAAATGGTAGTCCGTATAACGGAACAAAAACTATTACAGGTGTTAATAATTATTCAATCGAATACGCAGCTACAGGCGCAGATCAAGGCAAACATTCTATACAACCTTTTGGAACTGTCGCTTTTGGAACAACCGATTATTCAGCCGACACAGCAATACAGAATGCAGCTTTGATGGTATCTGTAGAAATCTGGCAAGCGCGTACTGCGACCCTTTCAGGCAGTAACCTTGTTGATTTCCAGCCAAGCCCTTATCGAATGAGCGCTCAGCTTCTCGCTAAGGTGCGAGGATTGATAACACACGCAATAAGCCCTAATTCGATGGTCGGATAATGCCACCAGTTGCTATTACGACACTTAGAACGACACTTGCCACAGCTCTAGTCGATAACTTAAAATGGCAGACCTTTGCATTCCCGCCTGCCACAGTATTGGCTAACTCAGTCATTGTTTCACCCGATGATCCCTATTTAACACCTACCAATAATCAGCATATTGGCATTAGTCCAATGGCATCATTCAAGCTGATTATTACGACTCCACTTTTCGATAATGAGGGCAACCTCAATGGAATAGAAGATTTTGTATGTGGCGTGTTTGCTAAACTTGCTGCATCTTCTTTGACCTATAATGTAAGCGCAGTCAGTGCGCCTAGTGTTCTCAATGCTGCTTCGGGAGACCTTCTCAGCTGCGAGATGTCCGTATCAATCCTTACGAGTTGGAGTTAATATGTCCGAGTGGGAACAAGAGAACGAAGCCTTCCTGAAAAAAATCGGGCAGGTTAGCACACCAACACCAAAGCCAGCATCTACTAAGAAAGACGAGGAATAATCCTAATGGCTGTATTTCTGAATAACAATGTAGGCGTTAAGATTAACACTGTTGATCTTTCTGACCATGTAACAGCAGTAACAATCAATCGCACATTTGATGAGCTAGAAGTAACTGCAATGGGCGACACAGCTCACAAGTTCGTAAAAGGCTTGGAAGCATCTAGTGTAACTATTGATTTCCTAAACGACACAGCATCAGCTAATGTTCTTGCAACGCTTCAAGCTGCATGGGGAACAACAGTTACATGCGTATTCCTACAGACAAAGGGAACAATAGTATCTGCTACTAACCCTCTATATACTGTTTCATTGCTAGTCAATAACACTACAGACATTAATGGTGCTGTGGCAGATATTGGCACTATGTCAATTACATTTACTGCTAACTCAACCATTGCAGTAGCAACTACAGGCACATTCTAAACAACTAAACAAAGGGGCAGCTCATGGCAAGACTAAAAATCGTTCGTACAGATGGAAGCGTTATCGAGGGTGAGATTACTCCAGCAGTGGAATACTCATTTGAGCTATACGCTAAAAAGGGCTTCCACCGCGCTTTTCGTGAAGACGAGATGCAAACTTCGGTGTATTGGTTGGCATGGGAAGTCACACGCAGATCAGGTGAAACTGTTAAGCCTTTCGGAATTGAGTTTATCGAGGGATTAAAATCCGTTGAGGTGTTGGACTCAGACCCTTTAGCTTAAAGCGCGATTATCCATTCACCTATCTAATAGCTCGCTTGAGCATTAGATTGGGAATCGCGCCACAGCAGTTACTAGAATTAGACCCAATAATGCTTGAAGCCTTGTTGAAGGGTCTCAAAGATGAGCAAAAGGAGATAAGCGATGCCAACAGAAGTAAAGGGCGCAATCGCACTTCGTAAGGCTCTAAAAAACTTTGCTCCAGACTTAGCTAAAGAAACTCAAAAAGAATTAGGCAATCTTCTTAAGCCAATTACTAATAAGGCTAGAGGCTTCATTCCTTCACAAGCTCCTATAAGCGGATGGGCTAGAAGTAGCTCAACGGCTTGGGGTAGTGATCGTATTTGGAGTTCAGGAAAAGCAAAGCGCGGTATTGGATATAAGACCACACCATCTAGACCTAATAAGCAAGGCTTTAGAGCATTAGCGCGTGTTGTCAATGCTTCTGCTGCTGGTGCAATTTATGAGACTGCTGGTCGCAAGAATCCTAATGGTCGCGAGCAAGCTCCTATGGCTAGAGTTGTGCGTGAAAGCCAAGCTAATTATGGCAAAATGATTCGCTCAGGTAACAAGAATCAATCTAAAAGCAATAACCCTCAAGCAGGCGCACAATTTATTGACGCTATGAATAATTATGGGCAGATAGTAGATGCCAATAATCAAACTGGTGCAGGTCGTAGATCACGCAAGATGAAGGGTCGAGCAATCTTTCGAGCATGGGCTGAAGATGGCGGTAAGACAAATGCAGCAATTATTAAGGCTATCGAAAACTCTAAAGTAAAGTTCTATGACGCTATGGGAGTTAAATAATGGCAGTTGATCCATCAGTAGTCATTAACTTAGCAGCTGAATACACTGGCAACAAGGCCTTTAAGCAAGCCGATACTGCTGTAGGAAAACTCAATAGCAATGTCAAGAAACTTGCAGGCACATTTGGAATTGCATTTGGCGCAACGGCATTAGTCCAATTTAGCAAGACAGCAGTAAAAGCCTTTGCAGCGGATGAAGCAGCAGCCCTTAGACTTAACCGAGCAGTAGAGAATCTAGGCATTGGCTTTGCTAATCCTGCAATTGCTGACTACATTGATAAATTAGAAACTTCAGCGGCAATTGCGGACGACATTCTTCGTCCAGCGTTTCAAGGTTTGCTTACCACTACTGGCTCATTGACCCAATCCCAGAAACTTCTCAATGATGCAATTACGATTAGCCGAGCATCTGGCATTGATCTAGCAACTGTAACTGAGGACTTAGGTAAAGGTTATATTGGTGTTACTAGAGGCTTAATCAAGTACAACACAGGCTTAACAAGAGCTGAACTCCAGACTAAATCATTTAATGAAATCTTAGGAGTTATTCTAGCAAAATCAGCAGGAGCAGCAGAAGATTATTTAGGCACAACTGCTTACAAAATGGATGTCCTAAGCACTGCAACAGGTAAGGCTTCTGAACTTATTGGTGAAGGGTTTGTTGATGCCTTAACCCGAGCAGCTGGGGGAACAGAGGCAAGCGATGCAGTTATTTTCTTAGAAACCATGGCTGGGTTATTTAACAAAGTAACACTTGCAGCAGGAACTAGTGTTGGCGCGATTCCTACTCTTGCCCAAAATCTAAAAAAATTAGGTAAAGACATTTTCTTTGGCTTTGTAGGCAAACAAGTAGGAGCAAATGTTGTATCTCCAGCAAAAAAGCAAGAAGCCAAACTTACTCTGACTGAAAAGAAGCAGCAAGAACTTCTGGCTAAAATGGAGAAAGATGCATTACGCAGAGAGAAAGAAAGACTTGCTCTGCTTAATAAACAGAACACAGCCAAAAAATTGCAAGGCATTATTGATAAAGCCAATCTCGCATTGGGTAAAGCTACCGATGTATTCGACATGGATGCTATTCAACTCAATGCAGCCCAAATCAATCAAGCAGAACAATTAGGCAAGGTAACTAGCACTGCTCAACTTCTTGCTATTACCAATGATATTACTCGCCTAAAGATCAAGCAGGATATTGCCAACCTTGAAGATGCTATTGCTTCTAAGGATGAAGCTCGCATTACAGCTGCTACAAACCAACTCAATCAAGACCTTAAAATCTTAGGAACCTTGCAGAATCAAAATCTCAAACTGGCTGATATTAAGTCTATTTTGGATAAGATCGTACCTAAGGACTTAATTAATCTAGCTAATCTAGATGCTGCTATTGCTAAATTGAACGCTATGAGTAGCATGACTGGCCAGCCTAAGATTACTGGTGCTGGTACATCTACAGGTGGAGTTAGCTCTTCTGGTATTCCTGTTGGTGATTTTGTGCCTAAGATTCCTACTAGTGGTGTATCTATGGCAGCAATAGAGGAGTTTTCAGCTGCTGC